CGAGCGCGTCCGCCTCGACGCGCGCCGCGAACGACACCGGCACGTAGACCGTGCGCGTCACCATCGGCTCGCCCCAACGCAACGGACGACCGCCCTTGTTCACGCCGGTCGCCGTTCGTTCGCTCGCCATCGTTCGCTCCGCTCGCCTCCCGCCGCGTTGTCCATTGTAAAACATCGGGCGACGATGGACGAGCCGGTCACCGCTGCACGCCTGGGGATCCGCGGCTACGCGCGCTGGCGCAGCGCGCGCTACGGTCCCGTTTCCCACGCCGCCGTCCGGAAGGCGATCGAGTCGCGCCGGATCGCGCAGGCGGTCGTCGACGGGAAGATCGACCCCGTCTTGGCCGACCGGCTCTGGGACCAGAACACCGACCCCGCGCAGCAGCGGCGCACCGGACCGCGCGCCGGGAGTACTCCTCCTCCGGTCGCGCAGCCGGGCCTCTTCGCCTCGAGCGCCGAGCAGGACGAGGCCGCGCGCCGCCAGCGCGACGAGGAGGACGTCGCCGCCGTCTCGTACAAGCGCGCGTCGACGGTCCGGGAGGTCTTCCGCGCGCGCTTGACCGAGCTCGAGTACCGCCAGCAGCGCGGCGAGCTCGTGAACGCCGCGGCCGTGCGCCGGGCGCAGTTCGAGCTCGCGCGGCGCGTGCGCGACCGCGTGCGGGAGATCGAGGACCGCGTCGCGCCGCGGCTGGTCGCGCTCGCGAGCGAGCAGCAGGTCCGCAAGGTGCTGAACCAGGCGATCCGCGACGCGCTCGACGAGCTCGCGGGGCCGGCCGGCGCGCCGCCATGAGCCACCAAGCGCGCGAGTGCAAGCACGCGGGCTGCGAGCTCTGCCGGTTCGCGCAGCTCGCCTGGAAGCTCCAGGAGTACGCGATCGCGCAGCTCGCCGAGGAGCCGTTCCGCTACGTGCTGGCCGACGGCCGCGAACGGATGCGGCGCGAGCTCGAGCGCGCCTGCGTCGACGAGAAGGAAGGGCTCGCGACTTCGGCGATCCGTCACGTCATGCAGTTCTTCGAGGACCCGCGCCTCGCCCGCGAGCTGCGGGAGCTCGTGCGCGGCGAGCGTCGAGCGAGGAGAGTGCGTGGTGCCTGAGACGATGCCGACGCCGCAGGCCGGCGAGGAGCAGGCCGCGCTCGAGCTCGTGCTCAAGGCCTGGTCGGAGGGGCTGCGGCCCGAGTCGACGCGCTCGATCGTCGAGTGGATCGAGGCGAACCGCGTCCTGTCGTCCATCAGCTCCGCGACGCCCGGCCCCTACCGCTTCCAGAAGACGCCGTACCTCCGGGAGATCGCCGAAGTGCTCTCGCCGTCCTGCCCGATCCAGCGCGTCGCCGTCAGGAAGGGCGCGCAGATCGGGTTCTCGGAGTTCGCCGTCTCGGTCGTCGGCTACCTGATGGACCAGGTCCCCTGCCCGATCATCTACCTCCTGCCGACGACCGACCTGTGCAAGAGCGTCGCGCACCAACGGCTGCAGCCGATGATCGACTCGAGCGCGCGGCTCGCCGAGCGCGTGAGCGAGGCGAAGGCGCAGCACGGGAAGTTCGCGGACTCGGTCCGCTTGAAGCAGTTCCCCGGCGGGATCCTGGCGCTCCTCGGCGCGAACTCGCCGGCCGGGCTGCGAACGATGACGGCGCGCTACGTGATGAAGGACGAGGTCGACGGCTACCCGCCGCAGGTCGGCGAGGAGGGCGACCCGTCCGAGCTGGTCGACCGCGCCGCGCGCTCGTTCGGCGGGCGGCGGAAGATCTTCGAGTTTTCGACGCCGACGTTCCTCGGCCGCTCGCGCATCCAGCGAGCGTTCGAGGCCGGCGACCAGCGCTCGTTCGTCGTCCCCTGCCCGCACTGCGGCCACTTCCAGCGCCTCTTCTGGACGGACGAGAAGACGGGCAAGCGGGGGATCGAGTGGAGCGGCGAGGGGCCGGAGCGCGAGGTCTGGTACCGCTGCCAGGCGTGCGCGGCCAAGATCGACGAGAGCAGCAAGGAAGGGATGCTCGCCGCCGGCGTCTGGCGGCCGAAGTTCCCCGAGCGCTCCGACTGGGAGCGGAGCTACGAAGTCTCGGCGCTCTACGCTTCGGCCGGGAACTACTCGTGGCGCGAGGCGGTCGCGGCCTTCCAGAAGGCGAAGGACGAACCCGAGAAGCTCCGCGTCTTCGTGAACCACACGCTCGGCGAGCCGTGGGAGGAGCGCGGCGACGCGCCGCCGTGGGAGGAGCTCTTCCGCCGGCGCGAGGACTACCCGATCGGGACCGTGCCGAAGGGCGGCTACCTCCTCACGGCCGGCGTCGACGTGCAGCAGAACCGGATCGAGTGCGAGGTCGTCGCGTGGGGCCCCCGCCTCGAGAGCTGGTCGGTCGCCTACTTCGAGCTCGAGGGCGACGTCGCGAGCGACGCGCCGTGGGACGCGCTCGACGAGGTCTTAGTGCGGCAGTACCCGATGGCGAACGGCGGCGCGCTGCCGATCCGGGTCGCCTGCGTCGACTCCGGCTACGCGACGAACACGGTCTACGCCTACTGCCGGAACCGCCGGCCGGGGCTCGCGTTCGCCGTGCGCGGGATGCCGAGCGTCAACGTCCTGGTCGCGGTCCCGAACTGGATCGACATCACGACGCGCGGCCGGAAGGTCCGGCGCGGCGTGCAGCTCTGGGGCGTCGGCGTCGACGTCGCCAAGCGCGAGCTCTACGGCTTCCTGCGGGGCCGCACGCCGCTCAAGGCCGGCGACAAGGTCCCGGTCGGCTTCTGCCACTTCCCGCAGTACGGCGAGGGGCACTTCAAGCAGCTCACCGCGGAGCAGCTCATGCCGCGGAAGGACCCGCGCGGGTTCGTCAAGTACGAGTGGGTCAAGGTCTACGAACGGAACGAGCGCCTCGACTGCAGGAACTACGCGCGCGCCGCCGCGTCGATCGTCGGCGTCGACCGATTCAGCGACGCCGACTGGGCGCGCGCCGCAGGCGGTTATCGTACGACCCCGCCGGCGCAGCTCGCCGCGCCCGACGCTCCGCGCGGCGCGGGCTACTGGGACCGCTTCCGCAGGGGGGGGCAAGGCCGATGGCACGCGACCTAGCTGCCGAGCTCGAGGCACTCGAGGCCGCGATCGCGCGCGGCGTCCTGGTCTACCGCTACCAGGACCGCTACGAGGAGTTCCGCTCGCTCGACGACATGATCCGGATCCGCGACGGCCTGCGCCGCCAGCTCGGGATCCCGACCGCGGCGTTCGGCGCGCGCGACGTGCTGGTCGAATACAACAAGGGCATCCGGCCAGGCATCCGCGAGAGCGCGGGCGGCAACTGGCAGGGCTGGGTTCCTTGAGCTCGGTCCAGAACGGCGACCGCCGCGACGAGCGCGCGAGCTCGAGCGCGCCGCGCGTCTCGCGCCTCGAGCGCGCGCTCGCGTTCGTCTCGCCGCAGGCCGCGCGCGCACGCTACGACGCCCGGCTGCGGCTCTGGTCGGCCGAGCGCGAGGCGCTCCGATACGAGGCCGCCGACGTCGGCCGGCGCACCGGCGAGTGGCGACCGCAGGGCACGAGCGCGAACGTCGAGACGGCGTCGAGCCTGCGGCACCTGCGGAACCGCTCGCGCGCGCTCGGTCGCGACCGCGGCTGGGGCCGGCGCGTCGTCGAGCTCTGGACGGCGTTCCTCGTCGGGTCGGGCTGGGAGCCGATCTTCGACGACGGCGACGCGCGCGAGGGGCCGTGGGAGGACTGGGCCGGCGCGGGCTCGACCGAGTGCGACGCGACGGCGCAGCACGAGTTCTTCGCGCTCCTGCGCGTCGCGGTTCGGTGCTGGCTGGAATCCGGGAGCGCGCTCGTCGTGCGCCGCTGGAACCGGCGGAAGGCGCTGCCGGTCGAGTTCGCGGTCTACGAACCGGACTACCTCGACTGGGGCCGCGACGGCCGCACGAAGGACGGCGCGACGGTCGTGCAGGGCGTCCAGTTCGACGCGGACGGACGCCTCGCCGGCTACTGGCTCCTGCCCGAGCACCCGGGCGGCCAGGTCGCGACCGGCTACCAGCCGGGCGCGCTCGCGCCGTCGAGCTTCTTCCCGGCCGAGGACGTCGCGCACCTCTACCTGTACGACCGGCCCGGCCAGGTTTCCGGCGTCCCCGTGATGCACGCGATCCTGCTCTCGCTCCACGACTGGACGGACATGACGGACGCGAAGCTCCTCCAGCAGAAGAACGCCGCGGCGTTCGGCTGGGTCGAGCGCGACCTCTCGACCGACCCCCCGTCGGGTCCGATGCCGGACGAGACGACGCGGCCGCGCCGGAACGTCGAGCCGGGGTCGATCCTCACGGCCGACGCGGGGCGCACCATCGAACCGATGCCGACGCCCGACCCGGGGCCGTTCGAGGAGCTCGCGAGCGAGTTCCTGCACGAGCTCGCGGGCGGCGTCGACCTGCCGTTCTCGCTCTTCTCCGGCCACCTGAAGGAGATGAGCTTCTCGACCGCGCGCTCCGCGCTGATCCCGATGCTCCGCGTCATGGACGGCAAGATCCGCGGCGCGCTCCTGCCGCGGTTCCTGCGGCCCGTGTTCCGTTGGTTCACCGAGGGCGCGCGGCTGCGCGGGATGGCCGGGTTCGACGAGGCGCGCGCGCACCTGGTCGACTGGAACCCCCCGCCGGTCCCCCAGCTCGACCCCGTGCTCGAGAACCAGGCCGACTTGGAGAGCGTCCGCGCCGGCTTCAAGACGTTCTCCGCGGTCGTGCGCGGCCGCGGGCTCCACCGGACGCGGCACTTGGAAAGCCTCAAGTCGGAGCGCGACCAGATCGACGCGCTCGGCCTCGTGCTCGACGGCGACGGCCGGAAGTTCGGCCCGCCCGGCGCGTCGCCCGGTTACGAAGTGGCGAAGCAGCAGGCCGACGCGCAGGCGACGACGGCGGACGCCGCCGCGACCGCGACGCCGGCCGCGGCGACCAAGTAGGAAGGGGGGACCGTGGCTCTCGCAACGATCAAGCTCCGCGCCGACGGCTTCGTCGACCTGCCGCGCCTCGAGCAGCTCGCCGACGTCACGCCCGACTCGTGGGACGCGAAGGCGCGCACGTTCGAGATGATCCTCTACTCGGGCGCGCCGGTCCTCCGCCGCGGTTGGGACGGGCCGTTCACGATGCAGTTCTCGCTCGAGGACGGCGCCGTGCGGACGGGCCGGCTCGCGGCCGGGATCCCGATCCTCATGGATCACGGCTGGACGAAGCTCGTCGACCCGCAGGTCGGCATCTCGCGCAGCTTCCGGTTCGACGACTCGAGCGGGAGCCGGAAGCTCCACGTCGTCGCGCAGCTCTCGGACCGGGCCGAAGTGCAGCCGATCGCGCAGGACGTCGCCGCGAAGATCAAGCGGAACGTCTCGATGGGCGCGCAGCCGCACCGGGTCAAGGTGAAGGCCGCGAACGAAGAGACGAAGACCCTCGAGCACTGGACGGTCACCGACTGGGAGGTCCTCGAGGGCTCGCTCGTCGCCGTGCCGGCGGACTTCGGCGCGACCGTGCTCGACGCCCGC